CACTAGGCACAGTAAAAAGACTACGGCACTCACTGCCATAAGGAGAACCAGAAGCAGGCACTTGAGAGATATTCGGGTAAGAGTGAGTAGCCCGTCCAGTAACCGCTCCATTTGGATTAACACTTCCATGAATCTTTCCATTCTTCTCACACTTCATCCATGCCTGGCCACCCTCATGCAACTGCGAGATCCTCTTCTGTACCAGCAGGTATTCAGTGAGGAGCTTGCAGGGTGGGTAGTCGAGCTTGCCTAAAACAATTTCATCCACCATAGGCTTGCCGCCTTCGGTGAAGTCTTTGGGCTTCCACCCATAGAGATTGATCAGTCGATCTGCGATGTGGTCACGAGAGGAGGGATTGAACTCAATCACCTTGACCTTGGGGACAGGTACACCCTTCACATACCCACGGGTCTTGTTGTTGACCTTAGGTATAAAGTCGGGGAGCTGTATCTCCCAGGAGCCAAAGTACTCCTTGAGTTCCCTCTCCAGCTCCCCACGGCGTTGGACCAATCGAGTCAGCAGTTCAGCAGCCTTTGGCACATCGAAGCAAAAGCCATTGCGCTCCTGCTTGGCCATGAGCCATGCCACCTGGTGCTCTAGGTCCAGAGCTTGCTGGGCGTAGTTCTCTGCGAGGATCTTCTCGTACAGGGTTGCAGTGACCTCTACGTCTTGGACGCAGTAGTCGAGCATCTCCTGAGTGAAGGTGTCCCACGGACCTTTGAAGTCACCCTTGTAGTTTCCAAGGCGGTAGCCCCAGGCTTCCAGTGAGTGTGACCCGAAGAGTTTCCCTGGGAGTTGCTCCTTCTTGAGGAGAACGTTGTCTGTCTCTTTAACGTTGGCCCAGACGAGACGAGTGGCAACCAATGTGTCGAAGACCTTGGAGCGGTCTACCTTGAACCACGGATAGAGTTTCTCTAGGACTGGGATGTCGTACTTGATTACGTTGTGACCAGCGATGCAGTCGGCTTCCTCCAGCATATAGAGGCCACGCTCAATGTCGTAGTCGCAACCAATTGGGCCGCAGGTTACCGTCTGTCCTACGCTTAGATCCTTGATAACCAAGCAATGAACCTTAGTTACATCATCAAGCAATCCGTCAGTTTCAATATCGAATATCAGTGCCACGCTGTCCCTTTCGACTAGGCTGAAAAGAATGGGCGCATCTATCCACCGACGATAATCTACGATGTGGCCTAAGGGAGATGTCGTTTAATGTTGCGTTCCTTGCAACACCCATAAAAATTTACTTCTTCAAGACGTACCGAGCGTAACGCTGGCCAGTCACAGGATGCTTCTTGTGCTGGGTCTCGATGTTGTAGCCCATAGCCTTCAGCTCACTGATACGTTTGGTCAAAGACTGGATGGAGTAATCCACCAATGCTTCACGCTGCGAAATGCTCTTGGCTTTCTTGAAGTGGGCGAGGAGAATCTGATTCTGTGTCATTTAAAATTCCTGAGAAGTTTCATCTTTGAAATCACCAGTAGTCTCGCTGAGACGACCAGTGTCTTTGTCATACAGAAGGAACCCTGCTTCACCTGTCTCACCACTAAAGCGGTTCTTCAGGACACGCAGAGTTGTCATGTTGGGATTGTCACCCTGTTGGTTTCGCTCCAAGCCAATGACCATGTCACTGAGCTGTGCGATGGCATGAGAACCACGGAGCTGGGCGAGAGAAGTCTTGGCCCCCTCTTCGTGCCCCTTGCCATCCGAAGGACGCTTTAGGTGTGACACGAGGAACATCCCTACCCCTGTCTCTTCGACCAAGGTACGGAGCATGGTCATGGCGTTGTCGATCAGTCGGCGTTCGTCACCATCACCAAGCCCAGACACCACAATAGACAGGTGGTCAAGTATAATCCAGGAGCACCCACATCCTTTAGCAAGGAAGCGGACTCGGGATACAAGGTTGTCAATATCTGAACTACCAAAATGGTTGTAGAGGTACACCCTACCACTACCAACAGTAGCACCAAAAGAGCGCCTAAGATCTTCTTCACTCACACCCTCTCTGCTCAAATGGAGCGGTTTGTTTAGTTCAATACCCATGAGACCCAAGGCGGTACGCTTAGGGTTCTCTTCCAGCATGATCATGCCGACTGTTTCGCCCTGCGTGATGAGGTGATGAGCGATCTCACGTACCACCGCAGATTTTCCAATTCCAGATCCTGCAGTAAGCGTGACGAGTTCTCCTTTACGAGCACCCTTCGTAACTTGATTGAGAGAATCCCAAGGGTACGATACAGAGGCCACTGCCTCTTCACGACTAACCTCATCCCATAGATCTTCACCCGATATGATCCCGTCTGGGCGGTATGCCTTAGCGTTCCAGATTGCTTGAACAATCGCCTCGCCCTTGCCTTGCTGTAGACATTCATTGGCATCCTTCAGAGGCAGGGTGGCGATCTTCGCCTTGCCTGGCTCAAACAGTTGGACGCACTCAGCAGCCGCAGCCTTACCTGGTTCGTCCTGGTCGAACATAAAGATGACCTCCTCGAAACCATTGAGGTATTCGAGGTTCTTGGCCACCGCCTTCTTGGCACCTTGAGCACCATTAGGAATGGAGACCACAGGCCACTTGTTGCCCTGCACCTGGGAGACTGAGAGACAGTCGATCTCTCCCTCAGTCACCACAATCTTCTTGCCTGAGTTCCACAGTTGGGCACCAAATAGCTGGGCATTGTTGATACTACCCAGCACAGAGAAACTCTTGTCAGCCCCACGGATCTTTTGGGCAATAAGGGTTCCACTCGCATCGTAGTACGGGGCAATCTGGACAGTGCGATCTCGGTACTCGCCAACCTGGTAGGAAAATTTCCTGCAGGTATCCTCTCGGATTCCTCGCTTGATCAGGTCCTGGTATGACCCTGAGATCAGGCCTTTCTCTTTCTTCACTGTAGAAGTCGGAGTACTTGAACATGAACCGTCACCCTTGACGTGCGTGTTACAGGCAAAACAGAATTGGTGGCCGTCCGAGTAGAGAGAGTTGGCATCGGACGAACCACAGTTCTCACAAGGTATGTGTCGCAGGAATGTACTTTCGTCTTTATCCATAAGTCTTTCAGTTAGTTATCCATGTGTGGAACCATCAAAGGCCCACGGACTTGAGCCATGCCGCAACGGAAAAGCTGGGACAAGCCTTCTTCACGTTGGGAAAATCTCGGTGGCCCTGGATCTTGGCCTTGGGGTATCGCGTCTTCAGGTCCACGAGGAGCTGCTTCAAGGATGCGTACTGCTCCTTGGTGAAGTTGTCCTCAGCCTTGTTGATGTCGTCAGCGTTGACTCCACCCACCATGCAGATGCCGATAGAGTTGGAGTTCCAGTTCTCTACGTGAGCACCAATGACCTTCTCGTCTCGACCTTCTTCGACTGTACCGTTACGACGAATGACGTAGTGGTAACCAATGCAGCGCCAGCCCTTGGCACGGTGCCAGCGGTCAATGTCCTTTGCACCAATGTCAGTCTTCGAGCCAGTGGCCGAGCAGTGAATCGCAATATAGTCCGTACTGGTACGGTCTTTTGTATTGGATGCGTATGCCATTATAGTTTCTCCTTGAGCCACGCATCAGGTATCGTCTTGTCAGCGTACTGGAAGCCATGCTTCACACACCAATCAGCGTAGGTAGTCTTGCTACGCTTGCTGATCTTGGTCTTGCTGTTGCTGAAGACGAACCTGATGTCGAACTCAGGGTGTTGTTTTTGAACGAGCAAATGTTTCTGCCTGTCCTCTGTGAGGAAGCGGCCCTTGCTCTCGATAATGATTCCGTTCTCTAAGACAAAGTCGGGGGTGTACTTAGCGGGTTTCTCTGGTTTCACATAAGGGATAACCAGTTCCTCAAAAGAAAACCCCACACCTTTCGATGTGAGGTTCTCTGCTATTGACTCTTCCAGACCAGAGCGGAACCCGTACTTGAGTCCCACCTGCTTTGTCGTTAGCGAACGTTTAGAAGTCCTTGTTGTCTTCTTCGGTTTCGCTGTTGAAGCCATTGCTTTCGGCAGAGTTGTCCTCTGCTTCGTATCCTTCTTCTTCACCGAAGCCATAGCCTTCGGCACTTGCGCCGCCTGAGAATTCCACCAGGTCGATCACCTGGACAGCCTTCATGCGGAGAGAGATGCTGGCACCCACCAATGCGGTGTAGAAGGGCACCACTTCGTAGGCCACCTTGACCTTGGAGCCACCGCCAATGTTGACATCGGTGATGGGCTTGCCCTTGGCATCGAAGATAGCGGGACGCTGCTCGAAGGTTTCACCAGACTTGGTGGTTACCTTGGCCTTCAGCTTGAAGTTGAACGATGCCTTGCCTGTCTCCTCGTTGACGGAGTACGGGGCATCACCCACCTTGATCTTCTTGCCTGCGTTCTTGGGGTCTTTCTTGGCTGCAGCTACTGACAGCTCGACCTGTTCATCCAAAAAGGAGATGAGTTCGCCAGCGTCTGCTGCATCCAGCTCCAACTTGAGCTTGTACTCACCTTCAGGATTGAACTTCGTGTCGGGCTTGGTCAAGTAGGGGTACTGTGCCGTGCCCTTGGGGGTCGTGAAACGGGGTTTCTTTTCTTTACTCATAATTCACTTGTAGTAATCGGCGTAAGCCTCTTTCATTTCAGCAATCACTGCGTTGCGTTCTGCAATGGAGTGGGCGGTACGGAAAGTTCCGTCTGGGAAAACAATGCGATACATATTTATTCCTCAATAGACATACAGAAAGCTTCGACATCAGCACCCACCTGCTCGTTGTCGAGGATGTAACCCTGTGCAGAGAGGAACTTGTGGAACTGGTAGGCAATAGCCATCCAACTACAGCCGTCATCGTACTTCTGAGTGATGTCCACAGCGCCACCGTTGGAATCAAAGCAGCGCATATAAATCGTCTTGGTAGACATGAGAGAGATCCTTTGAAAAAGTTTTGGTTGTTCCAATTGTGGAACCATCAAGTTGGCAGGCGGTGATGATAACCACCTGACAACCATTTAGGCAAAGCAATAGCGGGACTCGATCACCTTACCCAGCTCCAGAGTGCCACGCTTGGGTAGCTCCTCCATCTTGGCGATGTTCTCGTCAGAGAGCTGCTGCAACATCTCGTCACGGAATGACTCGATCACATCAACCTCCTCGTACATCTCGATGAAGGACTCACGGACCACATGGTAGAGCTGCTCGACATCCCCTGCCGTGGTCCCGAACGAGTCATGGATCATGGCGAAGTTGTCTACCCCAGCCTGCTTGGCACGGACCACGGTCAGCATCATGTGAGCTGCATCGCAGGAGTGGACGAAGTTGGGAGCGATTCCTGAGGACTGCTTGCGGCGGTCCAGGTTGCCCTTCTCCTGGTACATCGTGAACTTCACAACGAACCCACCCAGAGAACTCTTGATGCGGGACAGGGCCATATCAGGATAGGCCTGCACCACAGGGAACCCGACAGGTGTCGTCCAGCGGACAGGCAGCTCCTCACTGGCAGCGAGGGAGGCAGCGTGTTGCAGCCACTTCATCGCCTCACCAGCCTTGACCAGCACCTTGTTGACCGCCACCCAGATAGCCTTGGCCATGTACTGGGCACCCTGGTAGCCATCTCCCTGGAAGGGGAAAGGTTTACCCGACTGCTTGGCTGGGCGGATGATGTCCTCCATGAGCTGCTCCTTGAAGCCGTACTCCTTGGAGCCATAGGCTAGTGTCATGACGGAACGCTTGGTCACCTTGCGGGTGATCCCAAAGTCCTGCCACTGCTTGGCTAGGGTTTTGGTCCCTTGCTTAACGTATGGCACTCCATCATCCGTGTGGCGGAGTTCATCTTCGGTTCCGTGCTCGACATCATGAGCAACTTGTTCGATGACTTTATTAGCCACAAGCTGGTAGACATCAGCAGGGAGTTCGCGGGGTACAAGGTTAACCGCTGACCCCCCGACTTCATCTCGAAGCATCGCGGAAAAGTGTTGGATGCCAGAGCATGAACCGTCCATAGCCACGGGCAGCTTTGATACGAACGACTCACCATACTCAGTAAATCCCGCCCACTCGAAGCAGAAGGCAAGGAACTGCCACGGCTTATCAATATCGACTCCTCCAACCGAGGAGCACCATCCTTTGTTGTTGAAAGGATCTCGGGCAATGCCCAGGATTTCATCTTCATTATCTTGTACCCAATTGACACGGTCTTCAAAACTGGCCTTGTCGTAACCAGCAACGTTGGCACCGTGGATTGCCAACCATTTCCAACCTTCACTTCCCAATGGCTTACCGTTCGCAAAGCGAAGCAAAGCCTTCTGATAGTCAGACCCCTGAGGATTCAGGTGGGGGACAGCGTAGATGCGACCACGGAAATCGAGCTGATACGGGAAGAAGATCTTGCGGAACTTCTCGTAACGCTTGGCGATACCGAGGGCCATGTTGAAGCCAATGCGCTTGCCCAGGATCGTGAGGTTCTGGACGTGGGTCTTGGCTGCTTGGATGCGGTACTCTCGCTTGGCATCCTCGTTGGTCTCGATGTCGTGTGGCTTCTCGGGGAGAGGGAGACCATCACGTGGAGGCAGACCACCCAGTGTGGACCCAGTGTCCCACAGGTGCTGCATCACATCGAGGATCTGGCTGTTGATCTGCCAGGCTGTGCGCTGGAGGGCATTCACCCCCTCATAGACGATGGGCATATCCGTGTGCTTCAGCTCGTCCATGTAGGCCTTGTTCTTGGACTTGACCAATTTCAAGGGCTTGATGTTGGAGCTGATGTACCCACCATCGAACGGTGTGGTCCAGTCACGGGGCTGCACCACCATAGGTTCATAGACAGGGCGCAGGTACTGGGTGACCTCGTTCTTCTGCTCGATCCAGTTCAGGGTGTCAGGCAGGGGCCGCACGTATTTCAGGGACTGGTCCTTGTCCACCTTCTGGTGGGTCAGCTCGACCAGGCCAACGTGCTCCATCAGGAGGTCCAGCATCTTGATGCCGACATGGAGACGCTCCACCCGTGTCCACTTCACCCAGCCGTCATTGATTCGGTCAGCCTGGCGGATGGCGTACATATGGCGGTAGTGCCCTGTGGTGCGCTTCTTGGCCCCGACAATGATCTTCTCATACTGCTTGCGCTCGTTCTCTCGGATCACCGCATAGCGCAGCTCGTCCTCGATGAAGGTGCCGATGGTGACGGCCACGAACTGGACGGTACGGGTGCTGCTGATTCCCGACAGGACAGCCTTGAGGGTCAGGAAGGCCAACAGGTCGGGACTGGCATCCTTGACCTTCTTGTAGGCCGTGGCGTTGTTGCCTGCCCTGCCCTTGCCTGTGACCTCAAGCCACTCTTCGATGGCCTTGGAGAGCACCTCGACCCTGCGAGACAGGATGGTGGTGCCATAGGCGGTTGATTCCTCACGGCCAGATTGGATGGCCTTGGAGACATCCCGCAGGTACTTTTCAGCCCCACGCTGTGTCATCTGTTCCTCCAGTTGAATCTGGAGAGACATAAGGTCTTCTTGAGGAGTCATAGTGTTCATGTTTAAGTTCCTTGTAGTGGTAACTATAGGTATATATCTTTTAATATATAACCTAGAGAAGATACTCATAGATAACTTTAAGTCATCTTAGAGATTGGGTATCCAAATGTGGGTCGGTCAATGGTTGTCTATCTACAACCCTTGTCTTGTGTCTGGGTATTTGTCACTGCTTGTGACACATCTGTTGTCACATACTTGTCTGAATCAAACCTTTCCTTATGTGTGATGATTCCCGTTTGGTAATCATTGTGCTAAAACGGAAGAGAACCCCCTGATTTCTCAGGGAGTTCCCAACCAGCTCTCACTGTGAACGATGGTGCGGTCAAGAGGACTCGAACCTCCACGGGTGTTACCCCACTAGCACCTCAAGCTGAGGGTAAGTAGGAAAATCAACACCTTAGGTTGTCACAGTCTCAGAAAATCTGACGTAATCTGTCACAGCTCAATGGCCTGTGACACATTGATTTTCAGCCGTTCACCACCATCAGTTGGGGTTGGACCTTTACTTGCTCCAGTGCCTCACGACCCACCTGAAGACTACCAGGTGCGAGGTGGGCATAGCGCATGGTGGTGTTGATGGAGGAGTGCCCCATCCACGCCTGAACCACAGCCAGAGGGACCCCACGCTGGACCATGCGAGATGCACAGGTGTGCCTCAGCATATGGACACAGAACTGGGTATCCTCATCGAGACCCATGGCCGTCTTGAGGTCCCACCACTGCTTCCTGAGCTGGTGGACGGTCAGCTCAAAGAACCTGAACTGGTTGGACCTGCGGTTGAGGATCTCGGCCACCCGCTGGGTGACAGGGACAGCCCGAGCCTTGTCGGTCTTGGTCTCCCCCTCGTGGAGGTGCAGCATCCCGTTGACGTAGTCGTTACGCCTGAGACCCAGCAGCTCCCCTCGACGGAACCCAGAGTCCACAGCCACCACGATCAGGTCATGGAGGTCATGCAGTCCGAGCTGACGGCACAGGGCCAGAGCCTTGGACTCCTCAGCCTCATCCATCCACCTCAGGCGGTGCTTGCCAGGCTTCCTACGGGGCAACCTAGGCATGGCTGAGATCCAGCCCTTCTCCATGGCTGTGGTCAGCATGACGGACAGGTGGCCCACCTTGTGGTTCACCGTCTGACCACCATTGCCTTCCTCTTCCCAGGCCTCGACAGCCTCTAGGACTGAGTCGAAGGTGATCTCCGAGAGCGGAGTATCTGCAGGGAACTCACGGAAGATGGCACGACAGAACACCTGATGTGTCTTCTGGCCAGCAGGTTTGTCCTGTGACCAACGGAGCCTCCAGGTGAGGTCGTGGGCATCTTTAAGGGTATGGGTACCACCACCCTGTTTTAGGGGCCTTCCTGAGGCGATTAGAGGGCTTCCTGAGGCTTTCATACGAGCCAGTGCTTCCAGCTCTGCAACCTCAGCCTCTTGTTTGGTCTTGTAGCTCTGACGGAAGCGGTTGGCACCACTGCCCACCGTCACAAGCCACGATTTTCCACGTTCATAGATTGGCATATTTCACTCTCCAATGATGCGACGAACTGCCGCACGTCCTTTCGTTGTAAGACGAATGACTTTCTTTCTGCGTTCCATAGGGTCCTCAAAGGACTCTATTAGCTGTAGTCCCTCCTCTCGTTTCCTGTTGACCTTACCAAGAGCACCAATATAGCGACTAGCAGTGGCCAGACCTATACCTGCTTTCTTGGCTATGTCTGAAAGAGACATACCCTCTTCACTTTCAGCGACTATGAATAGACATCTCGCTTGCTGTAGGGGCATCTCAGTGTGTATTGCCGCGATTGACTCAAGGAGTCTCTGAACTTCCTGTAACGTCACAGTTCACCATCCAACTTGTGTGTTTAGGACGGCCCACATTCGCATGAAGTCGGACTCCGTGCAACAATCATTGACATTTGGAAATGGTCTTTTGGTGGATTCCCGATTGACAATCATTGCCAAGGATTCGAGTTTACGAATCTGTATCAAAACGTTTGAGGGGCAGACTGTATGCGACTACCCGATAGGATCGTCACAGCCGTTGAAAAGGCTGGTGTCGAGGTGTTTTTTGCAGGGCGACATACCACAAAGGTCTGGAACTCCCTCCGTCTGGAAGGCGAACCCATGAGGTATGGCGGCTGGTACTGGGTGAGGAAGGCCAAAGGTAGGATCGTGGCGACAGACGAAGACGGACCATTCAAGTCCGAGTCCGCTGCCATCCGCGATGCCTACATCAAGCTCCAGATTATCGTGAAGGCGTAGAGGTGGTTTCCCCCGACTCCTCCATGATCCTGAGCAGCTTTTTGACCTGTAGCTCCCTCAAGTGCAACGACAGGTTATGCTGGATCATCATGGCCACAGAATCTGCAGCATGGTCCTGGTAGTCATTAGGTTGCCATATGAGCTTGTAGCGGAGGCCTTTAGGTGTATCTTCGAGGATCAGGCAGGTTTTCATTTGAGCACCTCAGCGGCCTTTAGTTTGCCTGTAGATCCATCAAAGGTGAGCTTGAGGTTGCTGCTGTCCTGTCGATCATGAAAGCCAGCCATGAGTGTTGCGGTTGCGTACCTGATTACGTCAGGGCGTGGTTCTGGCTTGATGCGGTATTCACTGTTATCAAACCATTGTGGGCTACCAGCGGTAGTCCAATTACCGTCAATCCTTGAACGGTACTCAATCTCGGCACCATCAGCCCAAGCCTTGATGAGTTCTGAGTGTTTATGCGGTGTCTTCATTTCATCCCCCAAACAATTAAACCAAACAAATAGATACCTGCCGAAGCGGCCTCTACCAGAATCAACGCCTTGTCCTTCCACTGGATGCCTACGAGACACCAGAGGGCACCTCCGAGGGCACCGAAGACAAGGTTGAGAGGGTAGATGTTGATGGCTGTGAGGACCATGCCCACGAGGTAGAAGGCTGTACCTGCCCACCTCACAATGGTGCCTCCTCGAATTGCTCCAAACGCTTGCCCTCAAGTGTCTTGAGTAGCTTTGCCATCTCTTTGGGAGACAGGCGTGTGAACGGCCATGTAGGCCAGCCTGAGGTTTGTGTGGTCATGCTGCGTTCATCCACAACAAGAGACCACCAGCAGCCAAGCCGTAAGCAATCACAGGGCGGAATGAGTTCCACTCAATGGAAGACAAGGCGTGGTTGGTGTAGAACCACCAGACAATGTCTAGTGCGCCCGTAAGGGCTGGAATCATGAGCACTAAGCCCACAAAAAAGAACACAGTTGTTTTCATGATAATCTCCAATGATGTGCCCTCGACATGAAGACACACTCTTAGAGACTGTAGGATTGTCACAGCAACCAAGGCTATGCGTCCGCCCCTACACCCAGCGTATTAACGACCTCTGGTCAGGTCTTGATGTAATTCTACATGAGAATTTCAAAAGGCCCAATGCTAAGACCCTTTGAGATGCTCAGGTTTTCTAGAAGGCCCAATGCTAGGGCCTAGAGGCCAGCCAAGGCTATGCGCTGAAAATGCAGAGACCTAAGGCCAGCCAAGTGAAACCACCTAAAAAACAGACTTGGTGCTGACTTTAGAGGTCGGCCAAGGCTTTGCGCTCTGGGCATACACCGTGGCGTTGTAGGACTCGTCAGGGGCAAATCGGGCGATTGTCTCCCACGAATAATAGACTGGGTGCCTTGCTTGGGCTTCTATGCGGTCAGGGTAGACCAAGAGGCGGCGGGTAAGGCCTACCCCTCGCACGTAAGGCCTCACCATTGAGACCACCCACGGGCCAACCACTCCCACGTTATGCCAGCTTCGGAGTAATCCCCAGAGGCCAAGAGGTCAGCCAAGATTTTGCGTCTCTCCTCCATCGTCTCACAGCGGTGAATGGTGAAGTGCTTTGTGCGCTTGTTATAGGCTTGGATTCGGTACATGGTCAGGCCTCGTCCACAATGTCACCGCAGGCAATCCAGAGAATGCGCTGCAGGTTTTGCTCATGGTCAGCCAGCTCCTCATCGTCCCAAGCCCCATAGTCCTGCAGCTCATCTCGTAGGTCTTGAGGGTCAATCTTGGCCAACTGACGGGCGATCTGAGGGACTTTGGACAGTGCCAGGACGTCAGCGTCACATTGTCCCTGGTGAGAGGCGCTAGAGGCCTGAGCCAGCGTTATTTGCAAATTGATTTTTCCATAGGTTGAGGTAAACCACATAGTATTCTCCAGGTTATCGGGTGACATTACCCACAATTACCAACTCTCACGAATTGGTAATAATTGGTATCTGTCAAGTGTTTAGGCAGCGATAGCCAGGCGAATAACCTTAGCCATTCTCACGCCATGCGCTGGGTATGCTATGACTGGCACATCCTTAGACCAGCAGGCACGACAGCCAGAACACTTACCGCCTTTCTCGTAAGCCTGGCAGAGCTTGACACCTTTAGGCAGGCTCTCAGGGCTGGGCACAATCGTGCTGCCATGCGTACCAGGTAGAAACTCACCCAAGACAGAGTCAGAGCTAGGACGCACCATGACATTAGGCAGGGATTGCATGGATTCAATCACCAGGCGGAATTTAGGAAACTTGTGCATTCTCGTGGGTAGCCAGTGGTTACACCATGGTGTGCGCTGCATAACCTCAAGTATCTTTTCAGCCAGGGCGACAGAGTACATATCGCCAGAGTCAAACCAGCGGAAATAGCGCGAGTCGTCTAAGGCTTTGACCATATCGTCTGCCCAGTCGAGACGCTGCCAGTCGAGTTTGTTGGCTTCTCGTGGGGCTTTGACGTTGTCAAACCGATAATTCCCAGTCGTGGCATAGCAGCCCTGGCAGGCAGGGACTAACTCCCCATTGTCGATAGACCCAGGGCAAGTGTCACGGGCTTGGAGAGACCAGGACTTGATACCGTCAAGCTTGGAGGTTTTAGAGAGTGTCACGGGCATGGTAGATTGTCCTTATGTGTGCGTGATGGAATGATTGTCTAAGTGTGATGGTTGTAATCTGTCAAGTGTCTAGCCAATAAAACAATAGGCCACGAGGCAGAAGATTATCCCATAGACAATAGCGGTAATGAAGTGCTCAAGGGCTTTGATTGCGAGTTGTGCTGAAGTTGGCATGATGTGTGTCCTTAGGCTTATTGGGTAACACACTCAAAGTGTGCGCGAGTGTCTTCGATAAAATCAGCAACTTGGCGAAGTGTGAAATTCTCCACCACTTGCCACACTGTAATATCGTCATGCGTCCACTCTTCAGAGTCACCCACCATTGTCTCTATGATTTGCTCATAGCTCATTGTCTCTGGGTACTCAGTAAGCCACTGGTTCAAAGCAAAACGTTGTGCAGTTGTCATGTTAAGTTGTGTCATGATGATTTCCTTAGGTTAGTTAGAGATAGATTCCACAGACCAATCAGCATCTCCAGAGATACCGTAAGATTCCCCAGCTTCCAGCTCTTCCCAAGCCATTGTCTCGGCTTGTTCTTCGCTCTCAGCTTCTACATAAATTGTGACGTACGAAACACGTTTGAGTTCTACTGCAAAATTTTTCATGGTGATGATCCCTTAGTTAGTTAATGAAGACTGGATGATAGCATAGATTTTCTAGGCTCTCACATATATAGCATAATAGAATCGTGCCAGCTTTTGAAATAGTCTTATAAATCATAGACTTACTGATGCGACTTTAAACCCTAATAGGGTATACCCTTAGAACTCTCGTATTCAAAACCCACCGATTCTCTGTCTTAAAGCGCACCGATTGATTGTCCTTATGTGCTGGGCTTGTGGTTAGGCCTTATGTGAGCTTGTGGTGAGCTTGTGGTTGTCTCTAGGTTCAAAGCGCACTGATGCCCAAGCACAGCCTGTGGATAACTTGTGGACATCTTGTGGATAACTTAAAAACAATTGATAACCCTACCTGCACTAGCTCTCATAGCTAGCAAATCCCCATATAAATCAACGACTTAGCGCACCCTGTGACACACATTGTGCCAACCCACGGTCAACCAGCGGTCAAACACGGGCCAACGAGCAGGGCCACGGGGGGA